CAGCTATGAACGATAACCTCAGTTAAGGCCTCTTTACCCTTAGTGTAAGGGTTACGAGTCAAATTGAGTGCGCCCCATTGTGCAATGATGAAATCAGACCAGTTGCCCGAGAATATCAATGCACTTGCATCGGTACCGGTACCCAATGTACGACTTACGCTGTTTGTCATCCACACAGGGAATCCGTCAATGGTGTTATCATTTGCCCAGATTTTGTACCCGCTGGATGCGATTTCCTCTTTTTGTTTCAGAAGTTTGCGAATGAATGAGTTTGTCAACCATCCTGCATTGCCCATCAATGCGTTGTCTTTTGCAACTTCATCAATGATATTCTGAATAACAGCATAGGTAACGGTTGCTGTGCCGATTGAACCAATGCCAGAAATACCCAGCAATCCGGTCATTTCACCGCCTGAACCTGCACCATGAATCAACTGCCTTTGTAATTCCTGCAAAGTGGCCTGATAAAGATCGTTTTCGGTAATGCCTAAAATATCTTCGTTGGCCTGCAATGAAACCTGATTTGATACATCTGTGAAAGCGGTGATACGCTTTGGAGAAAGAGCAACGCTGTCAACTGTTGGAGTTGTTTCTGTTGATGTGGTGTTTTCCGCTGATGCTGCCACGGCTGCGCCTGCTGTTTTGCGGGGGAATGTCAGGTTGTTTGTCAAACCTGTAAGCATGGTTGCGCCCATGTTCATCATTACAATGTCATTGCGCAAAGCGTCAATGAATGACATGGTTTGAGTAGGCACATAGGGAGTTCCTGTTGATGCACCTGTTGCCTGAACGTCACGCTTTTGGATGTTTCTTTTCACCTGAAAAAAGTCCATAGGAATGTTAATCCCATCGGTACTTACGCCGCTACCGCCTTTTGACCTGCGAATTGCTTCATCATTCATTTCACGGGCTTCGCCTTCAATCACGCCCCTGCGAACGCAATCCATTGCCTGACCGAGATGAAACACCTTACGGATCTCTTTCTTTTCGGCTGCATTGTCCTGTGCTGCACCAACGGCTGCGGCTGAACGTTTTTCAATGTCATGAGCCTCTTTCCAGCGGGCTTCATCCGCTATCAAAAGGTCAATTTCTGCCTTCAAACCATCCAAAGTCGCCCTAAATTCAGGGGTCATTTTGTTGTTTGGATCACCAAGAAGTGCGTGATATTCGCCTTCTTTTGCGCTACGCAAATCGGTAGCTTTTTTGAGTTCTAACTGTATGTTCATTTTTGTACTTATTTTATAATTAATTCATAATAAGACCTGTAATAATCATCAAGGTAGTCTTCATTATGGTCTGTTGTTTCAACTATTTCGGCCTTAACGGCTTCGTGGCTGCGGGCTGCAACTGTGGTATCGTCATACGCGGGGTAGGTTACGGGGCTTACATCCCATAACTTTGAAACCTTATTGATTGTACGCTTGCCCAAATCGCCATATTTGGCAGAATTAGACCAAGTTTGAGATTCAATTTCAAAGGCAAATGAACTTTGGTTCACGTCATTTCTTTGAATTGACCTTACCCAACTAACGTGCAATGGGTTAAGTTCATCTGGCACAAAGGAATAATGCAGGTGATTGTCTTCTACCCATATTTTAGCGGTACCGGCTGCGGTACGGCCTAATACAATATTCGGGTCATGGTTCCCCAATACCCTCACATCATCATTCAGCACATCGTCAAATGCCCCGGCTGCGATCTCTTCCTCGAACCAGCCTAAATCGGTGGTGCTATTGGTAACCGCTGCCATTCCGCGCACTTCCTTTGGGAACTCATCGCCTTCTTTGCGAAGTTCCACCGTACCCGTAAATGACCGTGTCTCTTTTTTAGTTGTTTCCATTTGGATTGTTGTTTTGTTGTTGTGCTGCATCCATCGAATCAATACGCCCCTGTATCCATGTTCTACTCATATCTGTTGGAACAAGGTTTCCATTAACAAAGTATTCATCGCCTGAATCGTAGCTGTTCATGTCCTCAAACATTCTTATATCATTAGGCGACATAGACCCGATATTCATCATTTTAGAATAGAACTCAGCCCGTGCGACTGCATCTGCCCTCATTAGGCTGTTAAAATTGTGCTTAAAATATTTATTTGGCTTTTCGTTTTCGCTTAATAGTTTGGTTTTCAACTCCGCTTCTATTGAAACTGCCCACGGATTGAGGGTTTGATTCAAGAAATTCAAAGAATCCTGTTCTACACTTGCCTTAATTGCCCCATCATCAGCACCTATAATTGAGGCCGGTACGCCAAAAATACGCGCTATGTCCTTTGCCGTTGCCCCAATCGCCTCCAAATAACCCGCCTCTGATGGGCTTAAGCTAATTGTTTCGGCACTAATCCCAGACGGTACGGCCATTGCAAGGCTGTCATTATTTAAAACCGATTCAAAAGAATCTTTAACCGCCTTTTGTTGTGTTGTATCCCACCCCTTATCAGAAGTGATCATGTACTTTTTAGTACCTGTTTTAAATGCCCCTGCGATTGCTGACATAGCAGCCAAGTCTATACCCAATGTTTGAGCATGATAGGCAATTGGGCTAATGGCTGTGAATTGGTTTGTAATACACAAGCCTTTAAAATGCAGCATATCATAATAGCTTACAATCTTTGGAATGTCTTTGTAAATCGGGTCTGTTGTGGTAATTTGGTAATACAACCCACCGCCTGACAATACAGGTTCTACGGTACAATTCTGTAATGGCAGTAAATTAATCGGCTGGCCTGCATTGTTTCTGAAGATATAAGCGTATGAGTTGCCCTTTAAAACTGCAACCGCTGTCATATACTTCCTAAAACTTACACCTGTTGAAAATGGATTTGGTTCTTCGATTAACCTTGCAACCTTTGAAGTCTTGTCAATGGTTTTATTTCGCCCGTCTGTAACATATAACTTCAGGGGCATAGTTGACAACCCCTCAGAAATAACCCTCACACAGGCATGAACGGGGCTTAATGACATTGCGGTCTTTTCAGTTACCGCCTGCCCCGATGTATTGTTAATCCCCCCTGAAATAGCATCCAAAAACCACTGCGAAGGGCTGGCAAATGTGCTTCGTTGCTCAACTGCAAACCTGTCATTAACTGACCTGCCACGCTGTTTTTGATACCTTTGAATGAGGTTCACAAAGGCAAATTACTTACAATTGTAAACAATACAAGTGTAACAAGGTTACTAATTTACATTTGTTATGATGTGCGCTGCAACCTGACCCTTATTTGCCTGAATGATTCGTAATGGCTGTAACGTCTTTTGAAGTAATACCCCACATAAATAACCTCCAACGCTTCATAGGCATCTTCATAGGTCTTATAATGTGGCAACATTCTAAACCAAGCATTTACAAAGTCCTTTGAATTTATCAGCTTTCTTTTTTCTATGTCGGTAAACTCTATCATACAACCGTTGGAATGAAAAACCAATCTTTTTTATTCTCTTCATCAATGGCTTCGCCTACTGCCATGATGATAGATATTACCCCATCCACTTTCTTATTTGGGTCTTTGCCCTTAATTACCTTATGGTTATCATTAGCATCTCTATACAACGCCACATTGCCAAACTGCCATTCGGTGCATGGGTTGTTGTCATGAAAGTAATTGCCGGAACGTATAAGTTCATCAACCATTTTTGTGGGTTTGTTCATAGTGAATTTATCCTGCCCGAATTGCCTCATATTGATACCGTCATAAAACATCTTTGCTGCAAACTGTTTGGAGTTAGCCGCGTCATAACCAATTGAAACTATATCATACTTTTCGGCAAAGCGTTTAATCTCTAATTCTACAAACTCATAATCGGTTGTATTGCCGGGGGTTTGTACTATCCACCCATCTCTAACCCATTGCCGTATTTGCTGCCCCATTTGCCCCGGCCATTGCCTTATTGCGTCTTCTGGTAAATAGTAAAATGATTTGATGTAATGCTTTTCATCAATAACAAAATCAAATGACAAGGCTGTAAAGTCGCCTGTGCTTGCAAGGTCTAAGCCCCCATAACATTGAGTACCCTCTG